GTGTGCTCTTCCGATCTGCGATAGATTAACCGCCGTGGGCGGACATTTGTCTTCCCCCGGCGGACACTTTCGCACAGTAAAGCGCCGCACAGGAAGAAATTCCCATGCGGCGCTGAGATATTATTTTACGCCATAGATAGCAACAATCTCTGCAAAGGCCACCAATCCAGAACTAGCACTGCTTCCTTCCTTAAAACCGCCGAACGAAACAGTAGTTAAAACGGTATCGCTTGTTTTTTCAAGGATACGATACGTTGAACCAACTGCGAAAGCATATTCGACAATGCCATTCTTCCAGCGAGTGGTGCTGTCTAAACAAATCTGCTCATTGCTAGAGGGAACGGGAAGCAACATGGCGGAACGATGTTTTTCGTTATAGTCTGCCGCATAGCCAGGGTTAAATACGATATACAGGTAGGAAAACTCCGTCAAACTCTTAAGCAGATTATAGGTGTATCCATTTCCCTGTAAATCACTGTCATTCCCACTGAAAATCAGCTCCGGCTTAAACCCTGCTTCATTTGCAACTTTCAGCGCATTATTAGCCACCGTAGCCGCCGCCTGTGCGGTCTGAGTAGCATTTGCCGCAGACTGATTAACTGTCTGCAACTGTGCCGTAGTAGCCCATTCATTAGGGCCCTTCCCGTCAAAGGTTTGGGCATTGACAACATCAGGCCAGGCAATAACAACCATTGCGTTAGCGCTGTTAACCCAGGCGACATACATATCACCGCCCTTAACAGTTTTCTTACTGCCGTCAAGAGCCACAATATCGTTGATAGTCTCAGCGAAACTCCACGTGTTAGCGTCGCCAGCGGCCACGAACTTGAACACCGTGCTATTAGGCGTGGGATTCTCAGACAGCTTAAGCAGATTAGCGCTGGCAGTCGTGGTGAAAGTAGGAACACCGCCTTTCTTCTGAATGTCGTAGATAATATTATCCAGGGATTCAAAGTTGGCATTAGTAGAAAGCGGGTTGAAAATGTCGGACGCTTCACGCAGGTCCAGCTTGAGATGAGTGGTCTGAGTAGACATATAACATCCTCCTTATTATTAGTGCTGAACAACAAAGGTCTTTGCGCTAGTGGTGAACTCCTGGCAGGTCTTATTATAGGCAATAATCTGGGCGCAAGTGTTATTCTTGGCCAGCATATCCCCACAAGTGAGAGCATCAGGTGCGTGGAACATACACAGATAGTCAAACATTGCCTGAATTGTGACATATTTGCCGGTCAGCAGATTGTATACCAGAGCTGTTTTAATCTGGTCTCTGATAATCGGCGGAATCTGCAACAGAAGCATCTGCATGCTAGCATCAGTGTAAGCATTAGCCTGTGCAAGAAGCGTCTGTAACTCTGCCTTTGCATCCCTGATTTCCTGTTCCAGAAGGTCAATCTGTGCATTTACCAGCGCTTTATAGTCTGCAAATGCTTTGTCCTGTTTTGCAGTATAAGCCGCAAACATTTTGTTTACGTCAGCCTTAAATGCGACGAACTCGTTTTCCAGTGAATTGAACTCGTTACGCAGAATTGCAATCTGTTCATCAGTGTACGCTTTAGATTTGTTGTAAATTCTATCTTCAATAGAATCTACCTTTTCATCCAGAGCTTTCACGGTCTGGATAATCCAATCCAAATTAAGCTCATGGAAATTGGTATAGGGGAAGTTCTCAAAAAGTCCCATAATTCACCCCTTAATAAATAAGCAGACAGAAACGATTCTTGAAGCTGGAAATAATGTGGTCAATAATATTAAACATAGCAACTTCCCGCTCCTGTTCAATCATTTTCTGTTTTGTGTAGAATCCAGTGTTTCCGCTTACTTCTCCATTTCTTTTAACACTTCTCTTTTCGGATTCAGAAGTGTTACCGCTGGAGCTTTCGGAGCTATCAACGGAAGAGGAATCCTTCTGACTTGTGGTAGAACTTGCATTTTGGGTTTCAGAATCTTTAGCGGTGGGTGTAAAATCGGTCTCGTTATATGCGCTAACATAGTGAGAGGTATTTAGACTTCCGCTTCCGTTTCTATTTTGTGTAGTATTTCCTTCTGTTTCAGTCGATACGCTTCCCCTGTTCTCAGAACTGCCCCTTTTGTCAGTATTTTCGTCTTCCGTCCAGCTTTCGTTTCTGTCGTAGTTATGGATAGGGTCATATTTCAGCACAGTGGTTTCATAGAGTTTCTTCCATACGGGGAGCTCTTTTAAACTCCATGTTCCAATAGCGGCTTGCATGAAATACGGATTTGGGTAGAGAACTTCTAATTCAGCAGTTTCCATCAAAAGATTGTCAATGACAGTATCCTTCGACACGCCATCAGGTAATTCTAGCTCCAAAAACAGGCTAGGATTATTCTGAAACAGGCCCAGAAGGCTCATTGTTGCCGACATCTGCACTACCTCCTTCCGGTCTGATATTATAGGCATCGGGAAAACGCCAGTCAACAGAAACGTTTAATCCAAACATATCATTGGTTTTCTTGACGGATTCCTGCAACTGTTCAAGCCAGAGAGCGCATTTACTCGCCGTCTCAACATTGTTAGCGTTCACTTCATCGGTAACAAGTCGTTCACGTTTGTCGGTATTTGCGTTAGGAATACCGATATCTGTGTCAAACATGGATTCAATTTTTCGCATATCCGACAAAACATCAGACGCAATGTAGACTTCGTGAAGATTTTGCTGGAACGCTTCCCATGCTTTGGAGCCGTCATCAAGTTTAAGATTCTTGTCATAGACAACACAAGGTTCCCCGCTTGCGATGCGGTCAAACATCTTCTTAAAGGATTCAGCCGCCGCTTTGTTTCCGGCAGTAAAGACATAAGCAAGGTGAGTATTCAGCAAGTTCATGCCAACAGATTCAGAACATAGTGCCAGCATATCGGCGTAATAGCCCACAATGTCCATAATTCCGCCATAGTCCGGTTGGAGTTTGATAATCGTACACTGTTTTCCAATTTGTGGTTGCAAAGTTCCGGTCAGCAGAGGATTTGTGATGAGTGCATGTGTAGGCTGATAGAATACGTTATAGCCCGTCAGCCCACAAGCTTGGGGGATAACTCCAAATCTGTCCGTATTTACAACCGCCAGATAGCCCCAACAGTACAGAACGTAAAGGAAATAATCCTTACTCCAATGTTCGGGAATATCCCACTTAAACAGGCTCATTGCCTTTTGTAAAAGATATCTGCGAAAATAGAACGAGAGATTAGTGTTTCTGCAATGCACGGTTGACGGTGACTGTGCGGCGTTTGCAAGGTTGATATAGTCATATTGTGCTGGAATACCGCTTCCAATCTGCATTAGCTCCGTCCTCCCTTCGACATTTTAATCAAGAGCCAGATAGGAATTGGCTTTACTGGCTCTCTGCCCGTAATGTACTTATACCAATAGTTAGCTTGAGTACTTCGGGCAGGCTGGTTTAGGCTGGCTGGTCTCTCATAGTTATAGAGCCACACTTGCGCCAGATAGGATGGCGCTTTATCGGAAACAGTAAACTCACGAAAAGACATGGGATAACGGGAAGTTGCACCCCATTGCAGCCCGTTTTCTAACTCGTAGATAATGCGCTCCATTTCCTTCTGCCCATTATCTTCCCAGCCAGCGCCAGCCCAGTTAGCGTATTTTGTGTATGGTGTCCATTGCACAAGCCCATAACCACCCTTCGCAACAGCATCCAGATTCTCCCAGATACCGGGGTTTATGGTGCTTTCTGACTGCATATTTCCCAGCATTCCAGCAATGGCGTTTTCAGTCCAGCCTTTTGTAAGAAAGTAGTAGTGTATGATATCGACATTGTTTTGCATCTCTGTAAGAGACAGGTATCTGTTGCCGCTAATCCACGCCATATGTCACCTACTCATAGAAATAGCCGCCAGCCAGATAGTTTTTAATCTGTCTGTTTTCTTCGCTGGTTCCACCAATCGCAATATCCGGGTCTGCGATTACTTGATAGCCGGGGAGACTGCTGAGAACTCGCATCTTACAAAGAGGTCTGCCACGGTCTGCGTTATCCTCGTCCACGATAGGATAGAATGTGGCGTATACAGTAGGGTCAAGCTGAAATTCCGCAAAGGAACCGTTAGCGCCTTGACTGGTCATTTTTGGCAGAGACGCATCAACGGCGCTTCCAATCATTCCCACAACTCCGCTGATAACACCGGCGGCATTACCAGCCGCTACACTTGCCGCTGTTCTAGCTGTAGTGGTCGCAATGCTCCCCAATCCGCTGAAAAATTGTGAAGCCATCTGCGCCATCTGGATAGGAACGCCGATTTGACTACGAATAACTTGAACGATATTTGCTGTTGCACCGGTCGGGTTTGCGTCAAGTATTACAAGTTTTCCTAATCCGCTGACAGTATCAAGATACACCTGGAACCAGATAGCGGAAACATCTACAAAAATATTGGCGTCAAGATGAATCTCACCAAAACCGGGAAATGTGAGCATGTAGTCACTATATGGCGCTCCATTGAGATATACACCCCTAGCAACTTGTGGATGCTTGGGAAGTGTAATCGTTCCGGTCATTGTTTGTATAGGTGTACCAATGATTCTAGAACACGCAACGTTTATTGTCCAATATCCAAAACGAATACTAGTAACAGCCGTTACACCTGTCAGTTCTCCTCTAGGAATCCAACAACAGGAAGTGATATATTGCATCGGATTTAGCAGAGCTTTTTGCAATTCCTCTCCAATATCGGTAATTGACATCCATGAAACATCGTCCATTAGGTAAGATGTTAGAGCATTAAACTGTGCTTGTGTAAATGCGTAATAATGTACTGCGCCTACTCCGTCACCATCTGCATTGATAATACCGCAAACATATCTTCCGTCCTTGATGTTCTTTTTAAATGGATTTGCAGTTGCGGAAGTTTGTTTTAGGGTAACTCCCTGCTTTGTAGGATAGAGATTATCGCAGATATGTCCGTCAGAAGTGTAGCTAGAGCGCAAAACATACTGAGTGCTGTTACCAATAGAAACTTTCCAGCTTGCAAGAGTATCTGCTTCCATATGGGCGGTCCATAAATGTCCTTCCGAAACCGTCCAGTCTCTAATAAAATAGTATCTGTTTCCCAATGCGGGAATGTATGCATAATTGTAAAAGGTGGGGTTTCCTTTTAATCCAAAGTCGAATGTAATTTCCGGTCGCTGTAAGCTAGTAGGCATCTTGAAAACCGCATTGTGAATTTTCTGCGTTACGGAAGCATCGGGGCGCTTCGTGCTATTTTCTCTTTTGTAGAATGTGTACAAGGTAATAGGAATCATATATCCTCCTATAAAAGGCCCCGGCATATATAAAATACACCAGGGCCGTTACCGTTAGTCCAGAAGAAGCAGAACGCCCTTTTCGGTCATATCCATAAGGGTTCGGAAATTGACGTGGTCAACATCATTCCAATAACCGCCAACGGGATTGAACGGAGTAAGGCTATTCCAAGCGTTAACCTGAGCATAACCCAGAGCGTCTTCGTCAAAGATGACGCCGAAAATACCGGCCTGCTCCTTATTAGCGTCGCCAGTAGCAACTGTGCCGTCGGTCTTGGTATAGGTAGCAGTGGCAGAAATGCTGTCAGGGGTCTCGATAGACTGCCAGAAGTTCACACCTTCGTAATCGGTATATTTCAGGTAGTTGTCATGGAAGGTGTTAGCTTTAACCATAGCGTCGAACATATCCAGCGCCTTGCTATAGAGATAGACCTTCTGTCTGTTAGGCGGAGTATGACGCATGACGTGTTTCTCGTTGATAACCGTCTGGAACATTTCGGAACGCTCCGTCATCATACGGGAAATATTGGCGATTCTGCTGTAGACGAACTCCATGAAAGACTGGAAATTGGCGGGCTGATAGACGCCCTGTGCGGTAAGCTTCAACCCGGTGAGTGCGTTATACTCCGTAAGAAGGTGAATGATACGGTCATTCTGTCCCTCTTCAAGAATGGACGCAATATAGTTGACAAGAAGACCTCTCGCAATGGTCTCACGATACTGCTCCAGCTTGTCACTGCGATTCTGCGCAACCATGCTGTTGAAGCGCATAAACTCGTCAGGCCCGGTAAACGCAACGTCCAGATTGTCACGGAACACAGTATAAATGTTCTCGTAAACACTCTGCCCATAGAAATTGGTCTGGAGAATGTCGGGCTTATTCAGCTTGAACATATCCACGGATTTACCATTCCCGTTTGCGGGGTCCTGCGTAGCATCATAGCCAGCGGGATAGGTGAAGCGTTCATCATCCTTCACGGGCTGCTCAGCAACACTAATTTTCCTACAGGCATTGCCCCAGCGGTCAAGGGACATTTCCATTCCCTTGAACTTTCTAGTGTAGGGTCGAATGCTGAAAATCGTGCGGCCCCACATTTGGGACATTGCGTTCAGGATGGGTTCATAGCCAGTTTTCAGCGCAGTCTGTGCCACGCTGACAAACTCGCCGGGGGTTGAGGCGGTAATAACCGCCTGTCCGGTGGCCTGTTTTACAAGACTGTTGAGTACAGTACTTGCCTGATGCACCACCATGTCATTTACAGTTGCCATAATGTCACTCCTTCTTCATGGGCGGGTTAATGATAGCCGCCAAAATTTCCTCCGGGGTTTCTGCTCTGGGCTGATTGCTGTTGCCAATATTGATATTCTGCATCATGCCTGTCAGCTTTTGCAGTTCCTGGAGCACAGGGTCTACGGGAGCCGGAGCCGGAGCGGGAGCCGGAGCCGGAGCGGGAGCGGGAGCGGGAGCCGGAGCGGGAACGGGAGCGGGAGCCGGAGCCGGAGCGGGAACGGGAGCGGGAGCCTGATTCTGAATCATGCTCAGCCCTGCAATCTGCTGTGCGTTAAAGCCAGCTTTGGAAAGAATCAAAATATCTTCCGGTGTAAACATCAAATCATCCTTTCATATATACTAAAATATAGTGCGCTACTCTTCGGGAAGAAAATACCTGTCGCCGTTCTTTTTTAAAATACCCCTGAGAACTGCCGCCGCCATCAAGCATAATGGCATCGTCCCATTCGTATTTCTCCAATAGGTGCGCAAGCTCCTTCGGGGTTTTTTGATAGCCCTTCCTGTCTGCGGAAACATAAAAGCAAAGTCTACGTTCTCCGTTAACAAATTTGATACCGATAGCCGTTCTTCCTCTGGAACCTCCCATAGCACGGTTGTAAATCATGTTCTCAATCATAGTTCCGTTGCGGAGAATCCTAGAACACGCAATCCAGTTGTCCCAATCATAGTCAGGGACTATAATGGTTCTAAATGCCTCTGGACAATCCTTAAACCATGCGTATCCCCAATATTTGTAGGGTCCTGCAAATTTTGTAATACCGTCAACACGGAGAGGGCAGACAGCGTTTCTTGTTCTCATGTTATAAAGAGTTCCGTTAATGGCATAGTCTGCGCCTGTCTCTCTCATAATAGTCGCAAGAGATTTACCTTTCGGGTTTTCGTAAATCTGGATGCGCTTAATTTTGTCAAAAGGAATTGATACTGCTATCTCATTCTGTTTCTTTACCACCATAGTTCACCCTGTCTTTCAGCAAACTAACAACTTCCTTCAAGTCTCTGAGTGCGGAAGTATTTTCCTTCACTACTTCCGTCCAACGTTCGGATTCTGCGGCGTGGGCTTCTCTCTCCTTGTTCTGCATCCAAAACATCACGCCGACACAAACAATAGGAAATCCCAAATTGCTAACCAAAGATGTAATAGTTGCGGCATCCATTCGCATACTCCATTCTGGCCGGATTTAATGTTGGGCGAGGGATTTCTTGCCCTGGTCAAGGGCTTGCACCGGCTTCCAGCCGTGACCTTGTGCAATCCCCCGCCCTTGCCGTGATTGTAACATCACCGGAGATACCTTGTCAAGAGGTTTTCGCAAAGATACTCTTCAAATGTTATTTTTTGTTGCATGTACGCTTCCCAGAGCCATCCATACATACGGCGGAATCTTTGAATATCTGATTCGCTGTCGCTGTAGCAGGGCGGGCTTCCTGTCCGGTGCATAGAGACATAATAAGTGCCGTTTGATTTGTGCTTGTAAATAGTAATGCGACCTATTGCGCATATAGGATTGTATTCACGCAATGGTTTACTGCAAACGTGGCCCATGTCGTTAAAGCTAAACCTATTATCAAGCGCCATTTCCGCAAATTTTGTTCCAGCAGTTGCCCGATAAAGAACGGTATCTCTTTTATCCTCTGAAATGGGCGATTTCTGTAACATATATAGACAAATACCACGCTTATTGTCTATATAAACTTCCTGTTCTCTTTCAATCATGCCTGTTGCTTTCTTTGTCAAATTAAATCCGATAAAGACAGGATTTGCGATATCGTTGGCATTGGCAAGACATAACAGCTGGACAGGCGGTTTCCCTTGCAGTTCTCTATTTCTGTTTACCGTTTCGTAACAGTTCATCAGTGCTTCAAATTCATTCTTGATAGGGCGTTCGTGTCTCTCTGGAATAAATTCATCAAAAATCATAAGGTCAACGTCATTAGCATCAAAACCTCTGATATTTGAGAAAGTAGAAAGAGCGGCAGAATACCCTATCGGTTTCCCGTCTGGTATCTGTCGCCCTTCTTCGTTTTCAGTATAGTAGTAAAAAGCGCTATTGTATTTTGTAACCGGTGAGCAAGTGATTTGTAAATTTCTATCTGCACATATTCGCTTAAATGGTGAAAATTCTGGCCTTGTAATAATATCTGCTTGCGCCTGTGTTCTTCGTATCAGCAAAAATGTTCGTTCCGTATCTAGACATTCGCATAGGCTTCCATATGTCTTCCCCGTTCCCCGCCCTCCAACCGCAAAGTTGAAGGGCAGGTTACGGGAGAGAAGTCTATGAACGTTTAGATACCCGTTATCCAGGTATACCTCGCTCATAGGTTAGACAAGCGCACAGGTGACAAATTCACGTCCAGCCTTGGAAGTCCCGGAGATAACCTCAATAGAGAAGTCCTCTCCGTCCATAATTTCGCAGATTCTTTCAAAATCATCACGGAAGGTGGGGCTATTGGTAGCGTAAATGCTTCCATCAGCGTCCATCACGGAAAGAATGTCCACGGTCTTGCCGTCATTCTTTTCGTCACTGTAGAAACAATAGGCGGCAACATCAATCACAACGCCCTTGTTGTCGCTAATCTTCTGAATCTTCGGAGACATGGTCATCTGATAAATTTCCTTCTTGGTCAGTTCCTTGCTAGTTCTGTTAATGGTGGTCATAGTACTTCTCCTTTTAATTTATATTCCTCTGGTTTCCCAGTAGGTTACTCAAAAATTTCAATAGAAAGCGCTCTAGTGTCATTGTTGTATTTTACATGCAAAAGATGTCCACCTTCATACACAAAATTAGCTTCAAGTAGCTTCGGACCTCTATCGCAACCCAAAGAATCAGAAAATGCTGAACGTCATAGAACATTTGCACTGACATTGCCGGATATTTCTTTTCATTCATATTCGTATCTTACCTCCGTTAAAAGTCTTTTGTAATCTGCTGACAATCCAAGTGTATATGTTGACGGTCTCAGAACAACATTTGCGGTTATATGCAAACTATGACCTTCAATATAGATAACAGTATCAACATCATCGTTATAAACCGCTTCAAGTCCTCCGGCTTGCTCAAAAGTGAATCCTTCATGAAATGCTGTTATTCCGCCATGAGATTCTAGCTCTTTGCCGCCTAGGGATTTTGATACACCTGCAATTGTGCATATCAATTTATCTTTCGGTGTCTCTCTATAAACATATTTCTTTGCACCCATCGTTCGAAACTCGCACATGTCGTGTTCTTTTTCGTATACGCCCATATAATGGGTGATGCCCGCTGGGTCTGTCGCATATGCTCCACTTCGTTTGCTGTCTGTAATGCGCTGTCTGTTGAACACTGTCAAGTCAATATCTCCCAGATATTTAACTGAATCAGTATCGCAATATACAAATTGTGGAGAATTCGGGTTTTCAATATCTCCATGTGCTAGAATGATTCCTTCTTCAAGTCGATATCTGGCCCATGCTGTTACCCATACGCCCCATTGATACGCCAAAAACGCTTTCTTGTTGTGTTCCAACAGCAGTTTTGCTTCTTCTTCATTTTGCTCCTGGAAGTCGTTATTGATAAACAGTATGGATTGCTTTACCGGGTCTTGTGCGCACATTCCATACAGGGAGTTCAATTTATTCTTTGACTTCATATAAAGCAATTCCTGACCTGGAACATTCTTTAATTCTGTTTTATAGTGGTAGTATTGGCAAATCGTGCTAATCAATGGTGACGGTAAATATCCATATCTAGAGCTAGCAACATCGAAAAACCTAATATCTGTAAATGAATATTCCTGCAATACAATTCGTAAATCAATGTCCGTTAGTGTAGTTTCAAGGTAGTCGGCTGATAAAATCCGTCCGTTATCTTCAAGTGCGTTTTCTATGTGTCGGCATTTGGAAATTGAAAGATACGGGCATCCCCAATCAATTCTTGTTAGATATATTCCAGTGATTGCCACTCTCATTATCAGGGCTTTATTGCGTTTCTCTATCAGCTTAACAACGTCCTTGTAAGACAAATCCCCTAGCCGGTAAAACTCGCTAATTGGAAACTTGCAGTTACACATAACATCGGGATAACTGCTGGAACGGTCCGCACTGTGAACATTGTGTAAGGTATAGTTTGCGTAATATCGGTTTGCGTGTGTATTTCCTCCACGAAACGCCTCCCTTAACATTTTGTATATCTCATAGTCTGGAAGCTGATTTCTTACGAAACTGAAAGATACATTGGACATAGCTTTTTTGGCATCTCTCCGCACATATCCCGTAGAAGTAAGTGGAAATGTATACAAATTGTCTCCATCGTGTTCCATTTCTATCTTTATAGCTTCCACAAGTCCTTGTACGTCATGTATGCAATATGCAAGTTCGTCATTGCTCAACTCTGTCCATGGATATCTGATTTTTTCATAATCAAATGTTCCTGTGAGTTTCTTATGCTTTACGCCCATCTTTTTGGTGTATGTGTCCAAATTCATGTTCGAGTGAATATATGAACATCTGAACTCAAAACATCCGTACATATTGCATTTTAACACTTTTCTTGATTTTATTGCAAACACTTCATCAGGGCTGAATTGGTAAATACCTCTCAAAAACTGAAATTCGTAAGACAAATTATGGACAAATACAACCATAACAGTATCATCAAGAATTTTCGCAATTTTACGCTGAAACGCCGCAAATTGTTCCCACGTCCTTCCAACTACCGTATAATCTTCATCAAATTGCCATTGCCAAACATACATCACAGATTGTTCAATATCGGCAAGTCTTGTGGTCTCAATATCAAACGCTGTGATAATATCTTTGTATTTCACTCGCTTCTTTGTTCTTTGATTGCCTTGTTTTCGTTTTACAAGCGGCCTGTTATATAGCCATTCAAGCGGAAACTGTTCCGGGGTTACAATCATTCAAGAAATTCTTCCCAGCTATCCAGCAAATCATATGCTGTAACCCCCTCTTTATTCGTTTTACGGCCAGCCGCTTGTTCTTGCGCACGTTGTTTACGCCATTGTGCAAATTGTTCCGCTATGGAGCCGCTTTTGTTGCTAGCTGTTGCGGCTCTATCGAAGTCCTCCCCGCTGACATTTTGTCTAGCTCTTGCGGCGGATTCGAAGAAATCTACTGCCGTTGTGGAACCATAGCCCCTATACTGAGAGTCTTTCCATGCTCGCATGAACTCCCCGAATTCGTTATAATTTTCTTCTGTTACAAACTCATAACCATGTTCACGAAAAGTTTGGATTGACTGCGCCCTAGCGGCTTTAATTCCTGAAAGCGTTCCCGTTTTTGCGGAAATCATTCTAGAAACTTCATGTAGCATTATTTTCGTTTGGCCTAATGTCATTTCTGACACGGGCTTAAACCTGTCCTTGTTTGTTCTGTATGTGCGGCTTGCCCTTCCTATTTCAGATTTTGCCATAGTTCTGAGCCTTTGTTCTGCAATATTGCGTAGTCGTGTATATTCCTGTTTGATGGTTTCGGGGGTCCATACGTCCGCATGCCGGATTGCGTCCAGGGTGTAGAAATCCGGAGACGTTACCGGGTCCAAGACCTCACCTGTGGTTTCATCTACCACCCTCTTTTGCTTTGACATACTCCGCAATCTCCTTTTTAATGAGTTGTCGGCATATAGCCGACATACTCATATCTAATTCTACCGACATATGACCCAGCATATCCTTATCTTCCTGGTTTATTTTAATGCTGAGCCAGCCTTCGCAATTTCTTTTAGCCATTCCGGCGTTTCCCTCCATTCCGTCTTTAGTTTGATATATTCTACGATAGGACTATCTCGCAAGGCCCAGGCGGCTTCCAGGGCTTCTTTCATTTCGTAGAAGTCATACTTCTTTGCGGTTTGCTTTTCCCATTTAACGGTCAGAGTGTAGACTTTGTATTTCATATTATTCACGCTCCCGCACTTTTATTTCAATATTTACCACAACGCCATTTTGTATTGCGTCAGAAATAACATATAACAGATTCTCATAGGTTAAAGAATGCTTTGTCTTATTTCCGCTATACCATTCAATAATGGTAACGAATCTGCGCTCCATGGTTAAACCTCCCTCCAAACCTGTGTGCTAACGGCGTGATAGTCTTTCTTGAACTTTGCTATGTGTTGGGCACTAGTGGCGCTGTAACCATAAACATTTCGGAGTATGTCGAAGCACTCGCCATCAGATTTCCGAATGAACGCCACAAAGGTTGAGTAGGACTTAAGCAAATAGTAGCTATCAGTCTCATAAACATAAGACTGACATTTGTGTAAACGCCGCACGGATAGGACTTTTCCTAGTTCAGCACTAACCATTAGAATCTCTCTTTCACAATAATCGTTGATAATAAGCTGTTCACGTCTTGTCATGGTGTTCTGTCTCCTTTAATTGTGATAGCCTTTTCGGCATGGGCCGGAGCTTTTAGCGGGTTAACTCCGGCGGAACCGTTGTTTCACATGAAACAATTAAAAACTGAAACGCTCCTTTTCGCTCTTGACCTTGGGACGAAACTCGTTGTAGCAAGCGTCCATGGCGTCCCGGAGAGCCTGGAACATGGTTTCAACCTGTTCTTCCGTGTACTCATAGTTGGACCCGGCGCAGTTGGAGAGAATGTCAAGCTTGTCAATAATGGCGTTTACACGGGGCGTTGCGATGCGCAGAAATTTCTCGTTCTTGGTCTCGTTCTCGGGAATAATGTTGTCAGTCTTCATGATTTTATCTCCTTTAATTTTAATTTAGCCATGTGGCCATGGGCCGGAGCTTTTAGCGGGTTAACTCCGGCAGAACCATTATGCGGCGTGCTAGCATTTACGTTTCTAGCATTTCAGGCCACAGCGCCACCCGTGAGGTTCTTTTAGACGGATTGTTTCTAGTAGTCAATACTTCCCTACTTCCATAGTATCGCTTACACGCAACTAGTTTCCACGTCGCCATCTTTCCTCCCCGCACTCGGTATGGAGTTCTGTGCGATTCAAAGCATATTTGTTACCGGCTTTTAGAGTACTCGTCCTTTACGTTTACAATGTACATTCAATTTTCAAGGTTCGTCCCGGTGGTCTCCTTGCCTACCCTAGGCCCCGGACGATTTACCCGCCCGGCGGTGTTCCCCTCTCTATGGTTATACTATAGCATAACTAGTCGCAAATGTCAACAACTTTTTTTACTTTTTGTTATCATATATATTTATGATAGACATTAGTGTTGTAATTTAATGTGCTAAAGTAGATCGACAAAATTTTCACAATGTCCATCCGTCCGCAGCGCTTTATCTTGCTAAAGTAGATCGACAAAACTTTCACAATGTTCGTGTCCGCCGGGGGAAGACAAATGTCCGCCCACGGCGGTTAATCTATCGC